AAGACTTACCATCTGGACGCTTCAAGTGCGACACTAAAAGCAGGGTGATCCGCATCTCCTGAACAAACATACGTAGCTTGGTCATAATCATGTCGATTGCCTTGCGTTCATCCCCGTTCTGCTGGTCGGAAACCAGTATAGATAGGTGATCAAGTACAATGAACTGACAACCCAGACCCTTGACCATGTACCGCATACGTCCCAGCACACGTTCGATCTCGTTACTGCCGAATGCGTCCCAAAAGAATACCCTGTTCTCGTAGTTGGTGGCGTGGTACACCCTGTCAACCTCCTCCGGTGAGTACTCGCAGTCGGGTAAGTGTATAGGCTTGTTCATCTCTAGCCCTACAAGGCCCCGTAGTGTCCTCTCAGGCGTTTCTTCTAGGAACATAAGACCCATGCACCCGTTCGCGTCTTGCTTCAGCATGGCTACCACAAGCTCTCTGAGGATGGTTGACTTGCCAAGCCCTGAGCCAGCACACAACGTAACCAATTCAGCAGGACGGATTCCGTATAGCATGTTGTCAAGTTGACGAAAGGGATAAGAGGTAAGGCCCCTGCGTAGTGGTACTTTGATAGCCGCAAGCAACTCACTGGGTCTAACGATACCGTCAGGCGTGAACACCTCTGACTCCCACCACTGCTTTAAGAACTCGCCCTGCTTGCCGTTGATCAGGTACTCGTTGGCATCCTTGCCGTCAGGCATCTTCATTATCTTTGCCTTGTTACCGAACAGTTCTGCAACGTCGTTCGCTGCGTTCTGTCCCGGCTCGTCACTGTCAAAGCAAATGATAACATTCTCAAAGCTGTTGAGGTATTCAAACTGATTACGGCAATCCTTAATGGCAGCTTGTGCGCCGTTGCGTACACTAACAACAGGGTACTTGCTACCGAACATCTGGTATGCCGCCATGCAATCGTACTCGCCCTCAGTTATGGTGATGTAACGTCCACCTGCACTGAACAGTTGTTGCCCGAACAGTCTGCCCTTTGTCCAGTCACCCTCCGTGACGAAACGTTTATCAGGGTAGCGTACCTTAGCTGCGACGGGTTCGTTGCCTTCATCGTAGTAACCAAACAACACACGATCACCATCGACAATAGCGCTGTACTTCTCTGCTGTTTCTTTTTGTATGCGTCTGTCAATGATGGCACTGTACTTACCTGTCAGTAGCTTGGCGTTGAATTGCTTCTTGGTTTCTGGGCGGTGCTCGTATGTTACACCCTGCCAGCCAGCGTCAGACTTGCTACGCTTACCGCATGAGAAACAGTACGATGATCCGTCCTCGTTAACGGTCAAACATTTGTGATGCCCACAGTCGTGGCAACTTTGGTGCGTCTTTGCAGTTGTCATAAGATCCTCTTTAAAGAGACTTAAAAGTTAAAACTATAATAAGTTATATGATTATGTTTATCTTCTAAGTTAACTCTATAGTAATAGTATAGCATGTATTTTACTGGGTGTCAAGCGTCGCCGTTCCATACTGCGACAAGCAACCCAATGATGTACCCTATGCTTAAGCCTAGCATTAAGTTAAACAGTTCTGGATCAGGCATCTGAGTTCTCCTGTTCTATACCTTCGCGGTACAGTTGATTAGCTACCCCGTCGATCATGTTGAATGCGTTGTCGTACGCCAAGGCTACGCCGTGTGATACAGGATCACCTACGCTGTTCATGGTGTTGATGTCACGCAAGTATTTGATCTTGCGCTGTACGTCTCGCAGTTTGTGGTACGTTTCTAACTGGTTCATTGTAACTTCTCCTAATTGTAATCTTCCCAAGAATCGCCAACACAAGGAGCTTCAAACACAACTACTTCACCATCTTCCCAGTCTTCAGGGTTTTCAAAAATAGCAATAACTGTCTGCATGTGCTCCATATTTATTTCGCAGTATCTACAGTCTACGTTACCTACCGCAAAACCTTCTCTTTCGTGCATCTCAGAAAAAGAAAACCGTAGCGCCCCTCCGTCACCGTCAGTATATAAAACCCTAACACAGACAACATCAAACGGTTCTCCCTCATCTGTGATGTGATCTATCTGTTTAATCACTTTTAATTTAGCGCCTGACAAGTATTCTGTAAATTTATTTAGGTGATTCATGTCTCTAAATTTAAAGCGTTCTACAGCTTCTTCTCGATTCATTGTAACTTCTCCTTTGGATACTCCCAAGCCGGGTCGTTAGTGCTGACAGTTGTACAGCCACTCATTAACATAACTAAAAGTAATACTCTCATGCGTCCCTCATTGCGTCATACGCTGCGTCGGCACCGTCATCTAACCTGTATTCATCCACGGCTAGCTCCAGCATTTCCTCCTGTCTGTGAAGCGGTATGTCAGTCACATCTACCACCTCGTCATTGATCCAGCCCAGACAGGTGGCGAAGTCTACATCCACGATCCCGTCCTCATCCATGCGCACGTCAATCCATGCTTCATAGGTGGTGTTGTCTTTATCCATTTCGATTAGGTATTTCATTAGTAATCATCTCCTATCATCTCGTAAGGAAACCCATCGTCACGCTCTTCATATAGTTTGTAGCCTACCCACTGTGGATTGTCGTAACAGCTCTCACCCGCTGAGAAAGCCTCATCTAAGGTTTCGTAAGGTGTAGGGTCAGACTCCCCACCGTCCCTGTCAAACTTTATTAGGTAGAACATTATTTCACCCTCCATTCTATAGAGTCTACAGTTAGCGCAAGGTATTCAGCGGCATGTTTCAACGCCTCGTACCTGCCTTGGTAGTATTCACCTACTGGAATGCCCTTGAATCTACGCATTGACCAAGCGTGTCGTGCTGCCTCAGTGCGGAAATATTGAATGTTATCCCTGAGTTTTACTGTGTTATTCATGCTGGTAGCTCTCCTATTCTAATGATTCGGGGTCGGTCGACGTCGGTAACCTGATAGATGACACCATCTACCACTGCTATTTCGCCCTTGTGATCTTGCAGATTCTTCTCGAGATTGCGCTTACGGACGCGTAGTTTGTACTCTGCCTTGTCGATTGCTGCGTCCCTTGCTATTAGAACAACTAACTTATTCATAATGACTCTCCAGTTTTTAAAAGTTGATAGCAAACTACTGTGCGTTTTGATCGTGCTGTTTTGAGTGCTGTCCAGTCAAGCACAACACCGTCCTTGATTACACTAACATGACGCGAACTGTAAACCAAGAATGTGCCGCTTGTCAAGCCCTTCTTTGGTAGGTTTTCTACGTAACCTTTGACCTTGACTTCTAGCAAATGATAGCCAGCGTCCTGTATTGCTTCGTTAAGTAACAGTCCTGACACACCACGTCCACGCTTGCGTCGCAGTCTAGCATTGGCAACGTGCATGTTAGCGCCAGTGACTAGGCAGTACGCCAACGCAGTACAGAAACTTTTGTCGCCCGCTTCTTTGAAGTCTTGATATAGACTTAAATAATCTTCATTCATTAGTGCTCTCCTAAATGTCAATGACAAAACCTGATTGATCTTTCTTAGCTGCGCCCTTCGCAGTCAAGCCTACAACCACACCGCGCTTGTCATAGAAGCGCATGTCGTGATCGTCGCCGCTGATTACCTCCCTGTCAAGGTATGATATGGGTAATTCTTTACGGAATACTACCGCAATATTGTGACGTGAGTCCTTGACTTTTTGCGCGTACTTCGCATTGGCTCCGCTATAGCTGACCGTCAAGTGATAATTGTCCGGCACTTTGCGGTTGGGTAGCTTTGTATAATCGTAAAACTGTATGTCGGGAAAGTCTGTGATGATGCCTGTATTTTCCCATGCAATGTCCGACGTACCATTGAGACGCACCGCTGGTGACTTACCTTTTTTATAACATGTTACGTTTATCTTGGTGAGTTCGGCGCGTAGCTGTGCAAGGAAATCATCGGGACTGTTTAGCCAGTAGTCAAGCTTGCGTTGACGCGCTGCCTGTACACTATTCATTGCGCCACGCCCTGCCGTGTTAAGACAAGCGGCTTCGCAACCTGCTAACTCGGACATGGGACACACCGATCTGTCAGGTTTCATATACATAATATAACTGCGTATCCTGTCAGAATACTTTGCGTTCTTGCGTAGCTTTGCGTTGCTACTTTGCTCTGCTAATAATTTCATTTGTTTACCCTCCAAAGCTATGTTCAAAATAAAATTCTGTATTGCCAGCGGCCCATTGCTCTATTGTTTCAAGCCACTGCCTAGCCACTATCCCGTTTGAGTCAGTGTACCAGACCATGCGAAAGCTACAGTCATCAGGCGCAAGGCTATGGAACGCTTGTTGAATTTCAAACCTGACCAACTCGCTGCCATACTTTTCAGTCAACGCTTTTTCTATTACATTTTTCATTTGCCTACCCTCCAAGGGAACATCGTTAAAAGAATACTAACCCAAACCAAACACCATATCAATTCATCTGTCATTTTAGCCTCCAGGTTTATAACTTGTTACGTTTTTGTCGGCGCTCATGTGATCGGCGCAATTCTGTCAGAATATCATCCATGTTAACGTACCCACACTAAATGATTTAAGTGTTTATATTTGCGCTTGCCTTTGCGCACTTCTCGAGTCGCTGCGCTACCCTTGCCTGATATTTCCATGCGCGGCTTTGA